TGTATTGTCGAAAGATAGCGACAATGATGTACGCAGCAGTGCTGCATCGAATCCGAATACTCCTGTTGAGGTATTGACTGTATTGTCGAAAGATAGTCACTGGGATGTACGCAGACGTGCTGCATCGAATCCGAATACTCCTGTTGAGGTATTGACTGTATTGTCGAAAGATAGCGACAATGATGTACGCAGCAGTGCTGCATCGAATCCGAATACTCCTGTTGAGGTATTGACTGTATTGTCGAAAGATAGCCACAATGATGTACGCAGCAGTGCTGCATCGAATCCGAATACTCCTGTTGAGGTATTGACTGTATTGTCGAAAGATAGCGACAATGATGTACGCAGACGTGCTGCATCGAATCCGAATACTCCTGTTGAGGTATTGACTGTATTGTCGAAAGATAGCGACAATGATGTACGCAGCAGTGCTGCATCGAATCCGAATACTCCTGTTGAGGTATTGACTGTATTGTCGAAAGATAGCGACAATGATGTACGCAGACGTGCTGCATCGAATCCGAATACTCCTGGCTATGTAGATACTAGAAAATATTATATCACAGACAAATATGTTGCAACACAGGGAACTACTTATTTATGGTATAAGTTTAATGCAGACATACCTTTCTATGTTTGCGGTTGCTTTATCGGAACAAAAGATCAGTTAATTGGGAAAATAAACTATGATGGAGGTAATAACTGGAATGAAAGGATGGTAATTCTGGGTATTCTGGATAAAAAATTTAATGAGACATTCGGTAAATAAAAGCATCTGACAGCCGGTGTTATTCCGGCTGTCCTCACAACCAATTAAACATCAGATTATGGATTGCAAGAAGCAAGAATACATTGATTTTCTTAAATCAAAGATGGCTATCAGTAGCCAAACAGGATTCAATATCGTTTCCGATAAATTAACTCAAACACTCTATCCACATGTAAAAGACTCTGTGAGCTGGGCAATTCGTGGAGGATGTCGTGCTATATTTTCCAATTTTGGACTTCAAAAAACAGTCACTCAACTAGAGATACTTAGACTTATAACCAAATATAAAGGCGGTAAAGGTCTGATCGTTTGTCCTAAACGTGTAGTTGTAGAGTTTGTTGAACAAGCTAAAAAATACCTGAATATGAATGTTGTCTATATCAAAAACATGCAAGAAGTTGAAGCATGTACATCTGACATTATGATAACTAATTATGAGAGAGTCCGAGATGGTGAAAAAGGAGTTCGCATAGATCCGGATTATTTTATAGCTACTTCTCTTGATGAAGCCTCAGTTCTTCGTGGATATGGAACAAAAACTTATCAGGAGTTTTTGCCATTATTCGCAAATGTTCCATATAAATTCTTAGCTACAGCAACACCGGCTCCTAATAGGTATAAAGAGATAATTCACTATGCCGGCTATTTGGGAGTTATGGACACAGGTCAAGCTCTCACTCGATTTTTTCAGCGTGACAGCACTAAAGCCAATAACCTCACATTATATCCTCACAAAGAAAATGAGTTCTGGTTATGGGTGTCTACTTGGGCACTGGTTATTACAAAGCCATCTGACTTGGGATATTCGGATGAAGGATATGAATTGCCAAAGTTAGAATGCTTTGAAGAGGTTGTGGATGTCGATAATTCCACAGCAGGAACAGATCGTGACGGTCAAGTGAAGATGTATCGTGAAGCAGCATTATCTCTACCAGATGCAGCTAAAGAGAAACGTGACAGTTTATCATCAAAAATAGAGAGAGTACTTGAAATAATTAACCGTCCCGAAAACAAAGATGACCATTTTATCTTTTGGCACGATACCGAATTGGAACGTCAGGCATTATGTAAAGCTATTCCCGAATGTAAAGCTGTATACGGTTCTCAAAATGATGATGAAGCAGATCAAATAATAGAGGATTTCAAAACCGGGAAATTAAAATACTTAGCAGCTAAACCCGAAATGCTGGGTGAAGGTCTTAACTTTCAATACCACTGCCATAAAGCTATTATGTTTATCGATTACCGGTTTAATGATAAATTTCAAGCAATACATCGTATTTATCGCTTCATGCAAAAATTTGATGTCTGGATGTTCTTTGTCTATGCAGAATCAGAGTCTGAAATATTTAAATCATTCATGCAAAAGTGGGCACAACATAATAATATGGTTGATAATATGGTAAGTCTGGTTCGTGAAAACGGTTTAACATCAACCAATACTGATGAAAAACTAATGAGGTGGATGTTTGCCAGTCGTGAGGTACAAGAAAGTAAGTTATGGGAGGCTATCAACAACGACAATGTACTGGAATGTTTGAGTAGACCGGATAATTCTGTTGGATTGGTAGTTACGTCTGTTCCCTTCTCCAATCATTACGAATACACACCTACATATAACGATTTTGGGCATAATACGAATAATGATAAATTCTTTGACCAAATGGACTTCTTATCTCCTGAATTATACCGTATGCTTCAACCTGGAAGGGTACTTGCTGTTCACGTGAAAGATAGAATCTTATTTGGAAATGCTACAGGAAAGGGAATGCCAACTTTAGATCCTTTTCATGCAATGTGCATATTTCATTATATGAAGCATAAGTTTGAATTCTTTGGAATGATTACAGTTGATACAGATGTTGTTCGTGAAAACAATCAGACTTACAGATTGGGATATTCCGAGATGGTAAAGGATGGATCTAAGATGGGGGTTGGTTGTCCTGAATATATTCTGCTATTCAGGAAACCTCAAACAGATACAAGTAAGGCTTATGCTGATATCCCTGTTGTAAAGAACAAAGCTGAGTATTCGTTAGCTAAATGGCAGATAGATGCTCATTCTGATTGGAAGTCCTCAGGGAATACGCTATTGAGCAAACATGATATTACCGGAATGGGTGTAGATAAGATAAGGTTTTTATTTCGAAATTTTGAGCGTGAAAACATATATAATTTTGAGAGACATGTTGGATTTGCTGAATACCTACTTGGAAAAAACATGCTTCCTAAAAAATTCATGGCAATAGATCCTGTTAGCAAAAAGGAATATATATGGGATGATGTAGTTCGTATGAGGACCCTTAATACAAAACAAGCACAGAAAAATAGACAAAATCATATTTGCCCTCTTCAGTTGGATATTGTTAACAGGCTAATTGAGCGATATAGTAATAAAGGAGATATTGTTTTCGATCCTTTTGGAGGTATTCAGACAGTCCCTTATTGTGCCATAAAGTTAGGCCGCAAAGGATTATCTACTGAGTTGAATTATGATTATTGGAAAGATGGGCTTATATATCTCAGAGAGGCTGAGAATGATGTATTATCTCCAACATTGTTTGATTTAATGGAATTTGAAGCCTGTGGAACTTAAACCGAACTGTAAATATTGCAAACTAGGAGCAGAAGCGATGCTCCATTGAATACCAGAAGTGGCTTATATTCCTCTACCGGAATTCGTAAGTGTGAATATTTCGTTCCGGATTACATCAAATACAATAAGAGTAAAATCTAAAACAAAATGAATAATGAAAATAGATGCAGATATTCAATTTCTATATATTGATCTTTTTTGTGGTGCAGGAGGTACATCCACAGGTGTAGAAGACGCAAGAATTAATAATGATAAATGTGCTAAAGTAATAGCTTGTGTTAATCACGATTCAAATGCTATTGCTTCTCATGCTGAGAATCATCCGGAATCCTTGCATTTTACAGAGGACATAAGAATTCTTGATTTGACAATGTTGTGCGAATGTATCAGATTGAATAGAATTAAATATTCTAATGCAAAGATTGTTCTTTGGGCTTCTCTCGAATGTACCAATTTCAGTAAAGCGAAAGGAGGCATGGCACGAGACGCTGATAGCCGTACACTTGCAGAACACCTGTTCCGATACATTGATGCTCTGAAACCTGATTACATACAGATTGAGAATGTAGAAGAATTTATGTCGTGGGGCGACTTGGATGAAAAAGGTAAACCTATCTCATCTACAAATGGCAAGCATTATCGTAGATGGATAAATGATGTAAAGAAATACGGATATGATTTTGATTATCGTATTCTTAATGCTGCTGATTTCGGAGCATACACAAGTAGGAAGCGTTTCTTTGGAATATTTGCTAAAAATAATCTACCCATAGCATGGCCGAAACAAACTCATAGCAAATCAGGAGCAAAGGATTTATTCAGTAGTTTATCGAAGTGGAAACCTGTTAAGGATTGCCTTGACTTTACGGATGAGGGAGAAAGCATATTTGGTCGTAAAAAACCACTTGTAGAAGCTACTTTAGATCGTATATATTCGGGATTAATAAAGTTTGTAGCAGGTGGAAAAGATAAATTTCTATTGAAATACAATTCAATGGGTAGAACTGGTAAATACAATGCTCCTGGAATTGAGGAACCATGTCCAACCATAAGTACACAAGGGAGACTTCAGATTTGTAATGTAAACTTTCTGTCTAAACACTTTAGCGGACATCCAGACAGTAAAAACATAAGCGTAGATGGTCCTGCACATACGATAACCGCAATAGATCATCACTCTTTGGTAAAAGCTAATTTCATCACAAAGTATTATTCTGGTAACCCTAATCAAATGGTATCGGGTGTAGATGATCCTGCAGCGACCTTGAGAACTAAAGATTCCCAATCATTAATATCTACATCTTTCCTTTCTGCATACTATGGAAATGGACATAATCATTCGTTGAATAGTCCATCACCAGTAGTAACTACAAAAGATAGATTAGCTTTCGTAAATCCTAAATTCCTATGTTCTTATAACTATAAAGATGAGCCGAAAGACTTAAACTCTCCATGTCCTACAGTACTGACAAAGGATAGGTTTTCACTTGTCAGCCCTCAGTATTTTATTGATCTGCAATATGGAAACGGAACACCTTCAAGTATCGATAAGCCAGCTACAACATTAACTACTAACCCAAAACATAAGTTGGTACAATGTGATAATTGGCTTATGAATACAAATTTCAAAAATGTAGGCAGTAGTGTTAATGAACCATCGCCCGTAATAACGGCAAATAGAAAATGGCACTATTTGATGAATCCGCAATTTAAGAGTAAAGGAGGCAATGTAAATATGCCATGCTTTACTCTTATCGCCAGAATGGATAAGATGCCCCCCTATCTTATTGAAGCTACTAATGATGCCCATCATATACCCTCATTTATTAAGATAATAGATAATTCTATTATTTACGAGATTTATGAAGATGATACTCTCAAAATGAAAAAAATAAAAGAGTTTATGGCATTGTATGGTATTCTTGATATTAAAATGAGAATGCTTCGTATTCCTGAGTTAAAGATGATTATGGGATTTCCGAAAGATTATGTTTTGATCGGTACTCAGGCCGAACAAAAGAAATACATAGGAAATGCAGTTGAGGTTAACATGGCTCGTGTAATATGTGAAGCAAATGCTAAAAAGTTAATTAAACTTGAAATGGCAGTATGAAATATAAATATTTCCAACTAAAACTTCATTTTCTAACTAGCAAAAAATTCGATGAATTAAGTAATTTATTCTTATAACATGAATTATATCAGAGAGATAAATAGTTTTTACGATTGGCTCGAAACAAACCCTGTGTCAAAATCGGTAATTGCCTTATGGAATGCACTTATGCACATAAACAATAAAACCAATTGGACACAATCATTTGAGGTAGCTATATCCACGTTAGAATTCAAAACAGGATTTAAACGTTCAGAACTATGTGAAGCTCGTAATGTATTAGCTCAGAAAGGTCGCATAACATGGAAGTCCAGAGGTGGTAATTTATCAGCAGTTTATAATATAATACCCTTTAGCGTCCATAATACGGACGCAATAGCGGACACAAGTGCGGACACAAGTGCGGACGCAAACCCGACACAAGTGCGGACGCAAAAGGATACACAAAACCGACTACTATATAAACTAAACATAAACGAAACTAAAGAAGAAGATATAAAGATAGAATTTGACAATTTTAGAAAATTATATCCGGGGACAAAAAGAGGTCTTGATACTGAATTTGAGAATTTAAAAAAGAAGCATAAGGATTATAAAGAAGTTTTATCATTTCTTCTGCCAGCTCTGGAAAACATGATCGACTGGCGCGATCAGAAAAAAGCTTTAAATCAATTTGTACCGGACTATCCTAATCTCCAAACTTGGATTAATCAAAGGCGATGGGAAACGGAACTAGGTAAAATAGAGAAAGGAGGTAACGATGGCGACAAAGGAAGCCGATTCTGTGGAGTTGAGAGTTAAACTCTTTAAGAAAACAGTATTTGATATTTGTCCTGATTATGTTGTAAATGAGAAAAATCGTGATTTGTTGAATGATATTTTCAAGTATTGCAATTTTATGGATGGAAAATACAATTCAATGAAAGGTCTTTGGTTATGGGGGTCAATTGGAACTGGAAAGTCAACTCTACTTAACATTGTTTCAACCTATATGAAACGTCAATATCCAATGCCAATGATAAAAAGTTATCATAACGAACCATACTCAGGAGGTTTTAAAATATACAACTGTACAAAAGTTGCAAATGATTATGGTAAATCGGCAAAAGAAGGTTCTCAAGGTTTAGATCCATATCTAAATAAAATTGAGATCGGATTTGATGAACTTGGAAGAGAGCCTATTCCTGTAAAAAGTTACGGTACTGAAATGAATGTGATGCAATATATATTTCAAACCAGATATGAGAATTATAGACTTGCAAGAACACATGTAACCACAAACTTAGATCCTGACAGCATTGGAGATTTAGATCTTTATGGGCCTTATATCTCAGATCGGGTGAAGGAAATGTTCAATATTATCAATATGAACGGGAAAAGTTTTCGCAAATAGTAAAATAAAACCAATTAAACATCAAGAAGAGGTAAACACACAATATGTTTCGCCGATTCAAAAGAAAGAACAATATGGAAAAGAAACATTTTAAAGCACTAGGAATATGAAACTAGATGCTAAAAAGATACAGAAAAGTCAGCAAGAAGCATCTGTGATATACAATCAATTCCAATCCATAAAAGATGATCTGTTTTTATTAATAAAACCTCATGTTTATAACGATATGGAAATAGAGCAGGGCGATATTTGCGTTGATTGTTTTTCGGGTGATGGCTTTGCCTTTATGATTGGAGATCGAGGTGTATCTGTCAATGAAATGATAGACCGTATATCTGAATTAAAAAAAGACGAGAAAATTAAATTATCTGATTTAACTACATATTTATGAAACCAAGACCCGATTTAAACACCCTCTCTAAAGAGGTGTATCAAGCCAATAAAGAAAAAGGCTTCCACGATAAAGAGCAAAGCAATGAAGCTTATCTGATGCTAGTGATAACTGAACTATCCGAAGCAGTAGAATCGGATAGAAAAGGTAAGAGAGCCAATTTTGTAGAATATGAAAATAGAAAATTAGTATGGCATAATGAATTATCTAATATTATTCCTGATTGTTTTAACTACGCTTTTGAATGGGCTATTAAAGACTCCATCGAAGATGAATTAGCCGATGCAGTTATAAGGTTGTTAGATTTAGCAGGGTTGAGAGGCTATAAGCTATGTACAGAAGATGCAACTATTGTCGAGTTTGTGCATTGTTCTCCGATTGATGAGAAGTTTGAAAGCTTTATAGAACATGTATTCGCAGTTGTAAAGCTCATAAGTGGCAATTATGACATGGACTTTTCGCCAGATGAAATAGTAGAACTAACTATACTCTCAATAGAATATCTATGCGACACTCTCTCTATCGACCTATGGTCTCATGTTGAATTAAAATTGAAGTACAACCAAAGCCGACCCTATAAACATGGGAAGGCTTATTAAAAGAAAATAAGATGAAACAAAAACTACTCGTCAGTTTTTCGGGCGGTCAAACATCAGCATATATGACTAAATGGTGTATTGACAATCTCTCAGAGAAATACGACATAGTAGTTGTATTTGCCAATACCGGCAAAGAGAGAGAAGAGACACTTCAATTTGTAAACGAGTGCGACAGTCTATGGAATTTTAATACTGTCTGGGTAGAAGCTGTTGTGGATCCTAAAAAAGGCTATGGACATGGAACAACATTCAAAATTGTAACCTTCGAAACAGCATCCCGACAAGGAGAGCCGTTTGAAGCTGTCATTGCTAAATATGGTATACCTAACAGCTCATTTCCTCATTGCACAAGAGAACTAAAAACAGTTCCTATCCATAAATACATAAAATCTATAAAGTGGAAAGGTTACTACACAGCAATAGGCATTCGGAAAGATGAGATTGATAGAATAGATAGAAATTATAAAAAGAGAAAGTTTGTTTATCCTTTCATTGCTCTAAACATGAAACCATCCGATAAGATAGATGTAAATATATTCTGGTTAATGCAGAACTTTAGATTAGAACTAAAAGGGTATGAGGGTAATTGTGATTTGTGTCATAAAAAGTCGGATCGTAAAATATTAACCATTCTACTAGAACATCCTGATAGTGCTAATTGGTGGGATGAAATGCAGCAAAAGTACGGCAAAGGTCAATACTATTTCTATCGCAAAAATCGCTCAATAATGGAGCTATTGAAGCAATCCAAAACCCCATTTAAAAAAGCAAAAGACGATTCGAGAGATACAGTAAAATTTAAGCAAGAAGATTTATGGGATGATTTAGATCTAACATATGGCTGTGAAGAATCATGTGAACCATTTGCAATTAGTTATTAAAAACAAAACTAAATATTATGAACGAAAAAGAATGTCCTATCTGTAATGAATATATGGAATACACCAGGATAAAAGATGCAGATGCAGGGGAAATGCTTATAACTGTTGCAGGTTATTATTGCCCATACTGCTTGTGTCATGAATTAACAATTATAAATATCTCAAAATGAGAAAAGTAATTAACATACTTAAAGATGACGGCTTTTCAAAGATGGATAGCTGCGTATACGCTAATGACAAAGGTATATGTTTTATACTGTCTTCATCCGAAATAAGAATAATAAACAGACGTGGTGATACTATTGAAGAGTTTAGAAATGTAAAACATGACTCAGACACAAATTATCTAATTGTAGGCTTCTTATATGCTAAAGGTTGGTTAAAAGAAGATTATAGATTGCCCAAAGAATATCAAATAAACTAAATAATATGAGAATATACATATCAGGGCCTATATCAGGTCTTCCATTTGAAGAAGTTCAAAAGGCTTTCAATGAAGCTGAAAGAGTATTGAGATTGAACGAATGGGAAACTATCAATCCTCTCAATAACGGATTGCCAAAAGAATCTACCTGGAACGAACACATGAGAGCAGATTTAAAGCTTTTGCTTGATTGTGAAGCCATCTATCTACTTCAAGGATGGCATAAATCCATGGGGGCGTGTATGGAGTTAGATATAGCCCGGGGTTTAGGAATGGAAATTGTTTTTGAAGAAAATAAAGCTGAAAAATCAACAATGAATTTCACCGATTAAAAAGAAAGAAAAGATGCCATCACCCAATAAAGTAAAAGAAGCAGATAATATACTCTCCCGGTTCATAAGGTTGTTTTATTCCAAGGATGGATATGTAAGTTGTTTTACATGTGGAAAGGCTTACAGAATCAGCGAAATGCAGAACGGTCATTTTATACCACGTGGAAATATGACTTTGCGATTTAGTATTATGAATTGTTTTCCTCAATGCAAAGAATGTAATGAGTATAAAGATGGAAATGAAGCTAAATACCGTGAAGCATTAACTGAGAAATTCGGTATTGCTCATGTTGAGTATCTGGATAAGAAAAAGAATGTCATAAAACACTGGACAGACTTCGAATTAGATGAGTTAATACAAAAGTTAAAAACAAAAGTCAAAACAATGGAGAAAACTCAATAGGAATTATTGCTTTCATTTTGTCGATAAAACAACCGATTTTTAAGACAAAGTGAGGGTCTCTCACCGTATGGATACAAACAAATGTAATAAAATGATATAATTCGGCGAAATAAAGAGGCGTAATGTAAAATTCACAATCTATTTCGCCGATTAAATAAAAAATACCATGAACATCCTACAATTAAATACAAAAGCAAAAGAGTATAATAGAAGCAAGTGGAGAAAAGATGTATTGTCGAAGTACAAAGCTATCCGAAAGCAAGTAAAGAGATGTGCAGAGAAAGGAGATTACGAACCAGAATGGACTGTATCAAGTTTCTCTCATCACATGATAAGTCAATATTATGCTGCAATAAGATTATTTAAAATGAAACATCTGGATATTGATGTAAAATTGAATATTAAATCATGGGATAACTTTCCTAATATTTGGTTTAATGCAAAAGAATTGCATATAATTATCAGTTGGATTGAGATATAATAGTGATTTATTAGTGAAAGTGTTGGATATAGTTCAGCACTTTCTTTTAAATGTATAATCTAAATGATGATATTATAATCATAATGATTATTTTTGTATGTAGATGAATGAAGAAAACAAAATAGCATTAAACGATAAGCAGGAAAGATTCTGTTATGAGTATTGTATTGATTTCAATGCAACTCAAGCTGCTATTCGTTCCGGATATTCTAAAAAGACGGCTAAACAGATAGGATCGAGATTGTTGACGAATGTTGACGTTCAAACCAGAGTTAAGCAAATGCAAGCTAACCTTGCAGAAACAGCTGGGATATCTGCATTGATGATTGTTCGTGAACATGCAAAGATTGCTTTCTCTAATGTTGGTCAACTCAGAGATGGTTGGATAAAACTGAAAGACTTTAAAAAACTAACCGATGATCAAAAAGCATGTATTCAAGAAGTGGCAACAAAGACGGTCCATAGGACTATGGGTGATGAACCGGTTGAAGAGGAGTATGTAAAAGTGAAACTATATGACAAGCAGAAAAGTCTTGACAGTTTAACAGACATTCTCGGACATAGGCCGTCTCAAAAAATAGATTCGACAGTTGAGCATAAGAATCAGCAAATCATAATCCAAAAGACTTATGAAACTGACAATAAAGCAGACTAGAGCATATGATTATCTTACAGAACCTCAGTTCTCCCATATATCTGAATTGTTGTATGGAGGAGCTGCTGGTGGAGGTAAATCAATGCTCGGTGTGCTTTGGCTCACAGGACAAAGTTTAACTTATCCAGGCACAAGATGGGTGATGGGGCGAAAATCTTTAAAAACCCTTAAGGAGACCACTCTTAAGTCTTTTTTCGACTTAACAACAAAGCTAGGTATAGCTTATCGTTATGTAGAGAACAAAGGAATATTCTTTCCGAACGGCTCTGAAATACTTCTCAAAGATCTTGCTTATTATCCATCTGATCCAAATTATGATGAATTAGGTTCTCTTGAAATAACCGGAGCTTTCGTTGACGAGTGTAATCAGATTACAAAAAAATGCTGGAGTATTCTAAAATCCCGGATTCGTTACAAGCTCGATGAATACGGGTTAACCCCTAAAATAATGGGATCATGTAATCCCGCTAGGAATTGGGTTTATGAAGAATTTTACCTTCCATCTAAGGAAAGCAGACTAGAACCTTACAGAGCTTTTGTTCAAGCCTTGGTAACCGATAATCCATTTATATCTAAACACTATATTGAGAATCTTGAAATGCTTGATGAAGTAAGTAAAGAGAGGCTCCTCAAAGGCAATTGGGATTATTTGGATATTACTGATAAATGGACGTTCTCATTCAGGCCTGAAAAGCATATTGGATCTTGTACACTTAATAGAGAAGAAACTGTCTACCTATCCTTTGACTTTAACCGAAATCCAATTGTTTGCACCGTTTATCAGCACTATAACGATACTGTATATTGCCTTGAGGTTATTGATATCGATGATTCGACAATATATAGGCTTTGCGATGAGATAATAGAAAGGTATGCTGATTGCTTTTTTATTGTCACAGGAGATATATCTGGCAAAGCAAAAACAACTATGTCACAGCTAAATAACTTTGATGTTATTAAGCTATCTCTTGAATTATCAAGAAATCAGATGCAATATTCCGGAGCAAATCCTCCTTTGGCAGAAAGCAGACAACTTGTTAATGCCATGTTGGAGCAATACAATATTGTATTTGATGAACAAAAGTGCAAGCCTCTGATATTTGACCTCATGAATGTTAAATCTGATAATGAAGGTAAGCCAATAAAGGATGATAGAAAGGACTTATCTCAAAGAGCCGACTGTTTAGACACATTTAGGTACTATCTGCATAGATTCTTTAAAGATTACCTAAAATATTTCGCAGCATAAAATAATCAGTATGAACATATATAAATCAAACGGATTAGTATATTTGTATGTAAATCAATTAATATTCACTTATGGCAAAGAAAATAAAGCAATGTAGTAGTTGCATATTCTGGATAGGAAAGGATCCTGACAGAAATCTCTGTTCTGAAATAAGAGTTGGCACTGATGTTTTTATTAGTGGTCGATATCTTCAGACAACTTCAAGTTTCGGATGTTACAAATATAAAGAAAAGGAGGTAAAAGATGATTCTATATCTGATACAGACGCTGCTTCAAGCTCTGGTGATTAGTCTATGCTGTGTTGCTATTCATGTTACGACATGGAAAGGAATGATTCTTCATTCAACTTCTAAGACACTAGATAAATCTCTAAGAGCATTCTTTCGAAAGTTTTTTTATATGTCAGAAGGTAAATCATGGAATCTTACATTATATCTGTTAACGCCTATTTACAGATGCATTATTTGCATGAGTAGCTTCTGGACTATTATGTTTTGGTTCTTTTGGAACTTCAATCTTGGATTAATGATCCTCGTTGTTTGTGGCATCAATACAATTATCACAGCAATAATATCTAATCTCTTACCCGATGAATGATGAAAGAATTACTACTCGTTAATGGATGGGAGCATTATAAAACCGGATGTAGTTGCAATGGCTCTCCTAGATTTTACAAACATTCCGATCATTTCGACTATAATGTAATAGTTCGGAATAATCGATTCTCTATTAAAAAAGGGAATGAGGTTCTAATAACAGACAAACCAGAACAATTAAAACAAGCACTTGAAAGATATGAACTTATTCAGAAAGATACCACAGAAAATAAGAACTTGGAAGCATAACAGGAAGGATCCGAAGAGAGTGTTTCCACATACACACCATATTATCAATATTGCATTCTCTGTTGGAGGTGTTGACTATTATCAATTTGATGATGTGTTTAATATTCCTTATGAGCGTGGGCTTATGGCTTTGGCTATATACGAAGAAACAAGGATGAATTGCAGTAGAGAATATCTTGAAAAGCATGTAGAGGTAATGCATGAGCTCCTACATTCTAATCAAGTTGATATTTTTAAAATAAATCAACTAAATGAGCAGATCAAAGAGCGATTGAACATATCCTTTGATGTCTCGCTTCTATATAAGCTAGCATCTGTAGTTTTCTTTGATAAGAATGAGAATCCATCCTTGTATGAACCAGAATATTGTGATAAAAAAATAGCATTTTGGAAAGAACATAGAGGTGTGACTGATTTTTTTTTACAAAAGCCGTTACTGGAATTAATTCCATTTTTGCAGAATGTAGACTTCGATTTGGAAACGTATTCAGATCTGATAGACAAGTTAGACAAGATACATTTGGAGCGTTTACGGCTTTCCAAGTCCAAAAACTGATTGATTCCTTTGAAGATTGGAAACAAATTCTAATAGAAAAGAATGTAGACTTACCAACACTTACTATTTATGAATTTTTCTTCCAACTTAATAAAGCCTTGAAACCAAAACCGCCTAAAAGCGATGGCAAATAATGTATTAATCAATTTCACGGCTGATACCGGTGGATTGGATGAAGCAAATAAGAAACTCGAAGAACTAAAGAAGCGAGAACAAGAACTCATAGATAAAGTTGCTCAACTACGAAGAGAACAACAAGCAGCTCAATTGAATGCCCGAAATACACAAGATCAGTCACGAGCTACTCAAGAATATGGGAGAAGAATTCAAGAGGTCAGAAATCAACTAACGCAAACTAGAAGAAGTATAACTGATCTTTCTCAAGCTCAGAGAGAATTACAAAATAGTATTCCTACTGAAGCTATGAATCAATCATTCCGGACTATGCTCCGGAATATTAGAGAGCAAATCGCCATGATGGAAGTCATGGGAGATACAGGATCAGATGAATACCAAAGATTGGTTGAAGAAGCCGGAAGGCTCGCTGATATACAGGGAGACGTAAATAGACAAATCAATAACGAAGCCTCTGATACAAGAATATTCGATACTATTCTCGAAGGAACACAACTCGCATCTGGAGGGTTTTCGGTATTGACCGGCGCAATGAGTATCTTCGGTGAAGAGAATAAAGATGTTCAACAACTGATGCTTAAAATGCAATCATTGATCGCAATCAATACTGGATTGCAACAAATACAGAATGCAGTTCAGAAAGAAAGTAACCTCATGATGGCTGTTGCAGCCCTTCAGTTAAGAGCAAAAGCTATTGCTGAATCATTAGCTACTAAAAATACTATTTTAGCAACCATAGCACAGAAAGCCTTTAATCTGGTTGCAATGGCTAATCCTTATGTATTATTAGCTGTTGCGCTTTTATCAGTTGTTGGAGCATTGTACATATTTTCTAGAAATACGGAAACTGCTTCTGAAAAACAGAAAAAACTTAATGATCTTCAACGGGAATCCATTGAGATTAAAAAAGAAATGGCAGATAGGATTAAAGAAAATGGAGAAGATTCTATCAGATTGTTGGAACGTGAATATGAATTAATGAAAGCTGGTGGAGCTAGTGAGGCTCAACTAGCTCAGAAAAGGAAGCAAATCAATGATGAGAGGGTTAGAGTAGCTAATTCTTTGCGTCTGCATTATGGTGAAGAAATAAGTAGTCTTGAAAATAATAAAAAGAAAGCTGAAGAACTCGAAAAGCAACTTAAGCTCATCAATGATGAGTCTCAAAAATTACGAGATCAAGGAAAAACTGTAATGAAGTTTAAAATTGATGGTAAAATTCAAAAATTTGATATCGATGAAGAGAAGTTCCAGAAATTCAAAGAAAACATTCAAGAAAGACTTGGTAATTTCCGTTTAAAAATAAGTAATGCACAAGAAGCCGAAAAAGAGGACGAAGAAGCTAGGCATCAAAGAGAACTTGATGAAATAGAATCTAATAAGAGAGCTGCTGAGGCTGGTAAAAAGTCAGCTGTTGCACTTGCCCAATATAAAGTAATTCTCACTAAAAAGGGAACCATGGAAGAGCTCAACGCTCAAATCGCTGCTCTTGAAGTTAAAAAGAATGTTGATCTCCAGAATGCTGACATTACAAAGGGTGAACGTCTCCTGATTACCAAGGAAACCGAATTGCAGATTCAGCAATTAAGGGATGAATTCACCAAGAAACAACTTCAAGATGAAGTGGAATTGATCAATGCCGGGTTATCAGCAGCAAAAGAGGGTTCTCTTGAGGAGTATAATTTAAAGGTAAATCAGTTAGAAAAACAAAAAGAAATAGAACTCTCCGAACGCAACCTTACAATAAATCAAATTAAAGCAATTGAGGCTAAATACAGAAAAGAAGCTCTTAAATTAGATGAAGACTTTACCAATAAAGTCGCTGAAAATACAATTAACGGTAATATTTCCGTAATTAATGCAAAATTAGCTCAAACACACTCCGGATCCACAGAAGAATATCAGTTAAGACTTGATTTAGCTGAAGAAAAAGCTAAACTTGAACTACAGGATGTGGAAAATACAATTAAGAATGAGGAATTTAAAGCAGCAAGGATAAAAGAAATAAATGCAGAATTAGCTAAAGAGAAAAAAGAGATACTTACAGAGCAGGATTCGACAAATCTCCAAAAGCAAGTCAACACTGAGACTCTCATTGCTACTCAACAATATGAGAATGGAAAGTTATCCAGAAGAGCCTATGAGAGTGAATTGAACAAGATAACCATTGATTCTCTCAATAAGCAAATTTCAACAAGAAGAAAGAATGGAGAAGATACGATTGATCTTGAACAAGAGTTATCTGAAAAACGTATTCAAATAGCTGAACAAGAAGCTGAAAGTCGAGCTGCTATCCAAGACGAGTTATTTAATACAATCTCAACTCTTGCAACATTGAGTTTTGATAATCAGAAAGCTCAAATACAGCAACAGCTTTCTGACCTTGATCACTATTATACAACTGATGCTGAAAAGGCTAAAAGCAATTCAAGTTTAAAACTTATTTCAGAAGAAGAATATAACAGAAGACAGTTGGAGTTAAAGAGAAAAGCAGCCCAAGCCGAAAAAAATCAAGCTATTTTCAATCTGATTTTAACTAACGGGCAAGCTATCGCTCGAGCATTTAAAGATTTTCCTTTTCCATACTCTGCAATTGTCGCTGCTCTTGTCGGTGTTCAGACGTTCGCTCAGTTGAATGCGATAAGGTCACAACCTCTTCCCAGATACTGGAAAGGACGAAAAGGAGGAGAAGGTGAACATGCTCTGGTTGGTGAATACGGTCCCGAGATTATGTGGATTCCTAAAGGAGCCTCAATTATGCCGGCTCATGATTCAATAAGAGCCATGAATGGTGACCGATCGGTTATGTCAAAGTGGAATATGCCGGCAATAGATCCTTCTTATCCTGTATCACCTGTTATCAGTCAACAATTAATAAGCGATGCAAGAAGAACTTATAATACAGAGATAGATTATGATAGGGTTGGAAGATCTGTTGCTAAGTATCAAAAGACTCCCGTTCAACGCCCGGTATATGTATCTGTTGATCGATCGGGAACTACTGTAACAGACGGAAATACAAAAGTAAAGCACCTGAATAGTAAATTTAAAACTACAATGTAATGGATTTTAGAAGATATTTTCTTTCCTACAAAGGCACTCAGACCGAGATAAAAGAACCAATCGGTTTTGATGGATTCAAACCAAAGCTACTAAGAGGTATATCCCATGGCACCATTTGGGAATATGCAGAGGTAACTCTTGGTTTTGGAGGGTTAAGTTATGATATTTGTAAAACAGCTTATGAAAATGAAGGTATTGAAGCAGATGTTATTCTCATAGTACAAGAAAAGGTAAATCAAATATGGGATGAATTCTATACCGGTAGACTTGACTTCGCTCAATATGTTGAGAAAAAAGGCAATTCAATTATAATTGAATTGGGAGTGGCTCAGATAGATGTTCAGACAACAATAAGAAACAGGATAAATACTAAAGTGGAGCTTGAATCATTAGTCGGTTTTGATGGTCAAGTATTACCGGAATATCCGAATCTGAAAAAGAATATCTTATTAGAAGGGAAATCCGTTTTTACTTCGAGTAGAGCGGAAACCAATGATTATGCCTCATCTCTTTCTACAAGAGACGGAAATACATATTTTAATATAATATTTAGTGTTGAGGTAAAAAGTGAGCTATTTGATTTAAATGCGATTACGTCACATGATGGAGATCTAAATGATGTACAACCCATCTTCATTGTTCCTGATAATGATATTACATATACTAATATCAGAATTAAAGCGAGATATAAAGTATATGCAAGATACACGCGTGGAGTTCGTAATTTCAATACTTTTGCGTATTATAGAATTAATAGTGAGAGCCCAATTAATATAGGTACTCCGGCGGATGATCCTTATTATGGGCCTTATGTAATTGTTGATTTAGATATCAATATAAATTTAAACGCTGGGGATAGGTTTTATTTATATGGAATGGCTGAATCTGATGCAGCTTTAGAATGGAGATACTATATCGCTCCAATATCTGATGATGCTATTGCTTTTTTTGAAGTAACCGGAACATCGAAATATAAATCTACTAATGCAAATCTAAGCCTCGTGCATGAGTCACTGAGTAGGATTGTTGAATCTATTACTAATGGAGAAATAACCGTTAAGTCAGATTACTACTCTCGAATAGATAGTGATGTTAACCCATCGGAAATAGATGGATGTGGCTCAATGCGTGGTATTCTTACAGGACTTAACCTCAGAAACGGACTTCTTACAGATGGAAGTCTCCCTGTAACTTATATCTCGTTAAAAGATTACCTGGACGCTCTTATCTCAATTGATTGTATCGGTTACGGCGTGCAGGGCAATAAGTTGATTGTAGAGCCATATAAGCATTTCTACAACAACGATGTGATAATGACTTGTGTGAATGTTAGCAATGTTGAGCGGAAAGTAGATCTATCCCGATCTTATCAGCTATTCAATAACGGTTATAAGAAATGGGAAGCAGAAGAATACAACGGTATCGATGGATTTCACGGAAAAAGACAATATCGAACCTCCTTAAAAATGATAGATACCAAGCTTGAGAAAGAATGCTCCTTTGTGGCTGACGGCTATGCAATAGAAGCAACCAGGAGAAGGCAAATAGAGAGTGATACAAAGGACTGGAGGTATGATAATGACGTGTTTATTGTCTCACTGGAAAGAGATATTGGTAATACTATTATTGTTGAGACAGGTGCTATTGATCCTGATGGTACGGTTATAGATCCTGATAGTATTTACAACGTATCTATATCTCCTGCGAGAAATGCAATGAGGTGGTATAGCTGGATTATGCAAGGGGTGAAAGATGAAGCATTGATCTTTGCAGGTGGTGAAGGCTATGTAAGAGCTAAACTGTTGATCAATACTATTTGTTCTATTGAAACAAGTGTAATTAAGGAGTCTCAAGATATTCTTCCATCTGATTTTAAGGAGTCTGAATTGTATACTCCGATATTCAAACCGGAACTTATCTCGTTTCAACACCCTATAACCAGAGATGATTTTAATCGTATAAAATCAAACCCATACGGATTGATAGAATTCAATGGTGAATATGGATGGATAAGTGAGATAGAATTCGACCTGCTAAAATGTATGGCTGATTTTACATTGATACCAAGAATGAGGTAAAATTATTTACCTCTTTCATAAGTTCGCCCATTAAATATTTGAAGTATTCCATTTTGAATAAAATAATTCGTATACAATGTATCAGGATTATCTTTGAATTTAAGATAGTATTTAATCCTGCCCTTTTCTGTTATTTTATAATTATACATAGGTGCTGCATTTCCCTGCCCCCAGATAAAGTCGGTTCTATTGAATCGTATAAATTCTTTATTTAGCTTATCATCACCTATTCTATACCAATTGTCATATGTGACTAACTCATCATACGGATCATCATCCGCATGACTGCCACAAGAAGATAAAAAAGCTGTAATGAATAGTAGTATAATTGATAATTGTTTCATACCGAATCTTGAGTATAGTTATTATTTATAAATCTTGGTAAAAGTATAGATAATTCATTTAATCCATCTTGTATGAATAAACTATCTTTTGATGGTTCAAACTTAAACAATTTCGGATTCTGGTTTTCTATAGATATTGATACAGCATCTTTATATCTATTATAAGTGATAATACTTTTATATGTGTAGGATTTTACTACATTAAATTGTTTGCCTACAAACAACAATCTTTTATTCGTAAAATATATATTACCGAGATCAACAGCTCTATACAAATTTTTACTATCAAACAATTTGGAGTCACATATAGTGTAATATATTAATTCACCATCTCTTAAATTTATTTTATTTGATTCAGAAGGTTTTAATTCGTAATATTTAATATAATATCTATTACTTATTGCATGGCAATACTGATGAAATAATTCAGAGGCTTTGGAATTCTCTTTTGTAGGTAAGATTTCAATAGCTTCATTATATTCAACTTCTTTGTAAATATCATATAATGGCATTGCTTTACCGGACTCAAATATCTCTCTCACTTTAGTTAATAACTTTAGTTCCTCTGAGGTTCCGTTAACTGTATTTTCTGAAGGTGTACTTACGGACTCTGAGGTTCTCCCCTGTTTTTTTCTTCTATTATTTGCAGATGCACCACATAATATTACAATTATTGCTAGAGCTATTAAATACAAAAATATTTCCATTTTTTTTATGCTTTTCGAGCAATCATTAAGATTATAATACAATCAATATGATTTCTATATTGTTAATAATCAATCAATTATGCGAATGTAATAAAAATATTTATATATTTGTATCAGCCAAATATACAAGTGACAGTAAAACTGTTATACTCCTTTTGGAGTATTTTCTTATTTAAAGACATACCCTAATTTTGTGATACAAAATAAGACGGTTGTCTATCCCAACATTCTCTCAGGAATACTGTTAGTTTGTATGTTTGGCGACAATGGGATATGGCAGCCGTTCTTTTTTTCTGCCTATAATAGCCAAACATACATAATCATGAACAAAAACAATCAAATTACTCTATCCAAGAGTAGCAGCACAAGCGAAATTAAAGCCTATTTTCAAAAGGTTTTGCAACTATCACAACTGGAAGAATCATTCCCTATTAATTTAGATGAGGTATGGATGTTAGTTTATTCTGGAAAGAATGAAGCAGTACGTTCATTAAGAGTAAATTTTATTGAAAATATTGATTATCAAGTTTTCAGCAAAAATGCTGAAAACTCTAAAGGCGGTCGTCCAACTACTTTTTACCTTCTTTCGGTTTCCTGCTTAGAATATTTTATTGCCCGAAAGATCCGCCCGGTGTTTGAGGTATACCGGAAAGTATTCCACAAAGCAGCTAAACAGCCCAAAGCCATTAAACCCCGTTACGAAGATTACGACAAAACTATTCGCAGAGCCTATGAGATGTATCAGGATAGTATTCTCAGGCATTTGAGAGAGAATGAATTCTTTACTGATAATAATGCTGTCATTCTTCACCAATGGGATGAGAACTACAGCTACAAATGGAATATCTGCCAAATGATAACCAGTTACCACGACAATTCGATGAAGACATTTAAGGCTGTTAATAGGATGCTATTGGCGGAACTTGAAAACAGGAGGTTGAATGATCTTTTGAAAAAGCAACACTTGGCATGTAAAAAATATGCACGTGAAATGTTCCTGTTATTCGAAAGAGAAGGTTAACTAATTATTAATTGTATAATACCTAAAATAATATGAAAAAAGAAATAGTAATAGACACAAACAACTTATATGTAAGAACATTGATGAAACTATTTAACGAATTTATGTTAGAAGAAGTGGCTGGATGTGTATTTACAGAGAATAGGTTGAAGAATAAAATAACACAAGCAGCTTTGATTTTTGAAGATGAGAGAAAGCAATTGATAGCTCAAAATAGAGGTAATTTACCCATGTTTAATGCAGTCGAATTCTCAAAGTTCAATGTGGTCTTTAAACAATAATCCTTTTAAATAAAAATATAGGTAGAGCCTCTTAATCGAGGCTTTTTTTTTGTATAGTTTTAAGGATTTATAAAATTACCATCTTTATCTCTTGGTATAAAATATCCCTTTATGCAATTAGGGTTTCTTACACAAATTTGGATGTGATTCTTTTCCTTAAATCCTGCGTCTGGATATAGATCTACGCCTTCCCAAAAGACTCCACGTACAGAATCGAATTGATTATTCTTGGTTTCTATATTTAACAGATGCAAACTTTCGATGACAGCACAATCAAGGAATCTTAATAATAAATCATTTGTACAGGTGAATTTTCCTCCATTTTTAGGTATTACCTTTCCACTCATTGCCATTGTTTTACATAGAAACTCATGTGCTGGAGGTAATAGACTTAGATATTTAGTATCTAATAAATCTAGACAATATCCTAGATCAATAAAAGCTCCAAGTACAGAAGGTTCTTTTATTTCTTCAGGTTTTCTTATCTGTTTTTCTTGTGCAAAATATAAAGCTCTGTCTAAATTGTTTTCCCAGAAGTAAAAACCTCCTCCAAGCCAATCATAGTCATTGTCGCTTTTGTCCATTGGTGTTCTTCCCAGGATAATGTCATCCCTTACGGATTTATCACAACCGTGAAATCCGATTATAATATTACGAGATTTAGAATACATTTATTTTTGTGTAGCTGTGTGGTAACGATATGAAATTTTATCTTCGGATTCTATATAATTTTCGGACAAACTGCCATCCTTATTAATAATACCGATTTTCTCTAATATTGATCTAGCATTTTTCTTGTTAATCATTCCAATGCATTCGATTATATCATTAACTGAAATTTGAGTGTTTTTATTATGGGCTAAATTTTGATTATAGTTGCGTAACTCTTCAGCTTTTAATGAAGTTTTAAGCATCTCATATTCTTGTCTCAGTTTGTCCATTTCTTTCATAACACAGCTCAGATCTATACTATTTGAAGGCACTGAGTTTTGAGCAATACAAACTGGCAAATATTGTAAATACATGCGTTTGGCTTCCAAATCCCTTAAAAGGATAGATTTCTCAGGAATAGAACTTTTTTTATTTTCTTTTATCATTGCTCAGTCTATAAATGTACGTCTATTGTTAATAACATATACATTGATTCATTTGTTCGATCGTGGTAGATAGATAAATTATAAGGTAGTCGATTCTGCATGACCTTTATAAGTGATTGTTTGTGATAATATTATTAATTTGGAATGTAAGTTTTTGCCCATCATTTTTTTGTATACTCTTCAAAATTATGCAATCAAATCAGTCTTGTTCACTGAAAAAGGAAGTATTTTGGTTAAATATTACTAAATAAAAATCTAGCAGAATTTGAATAGTCTAATATGATGTAATAATAATCACAATGATTATATTTGTATACTATTATCTAAAGAATATGCTTACAACGCCCCAATACTCATTTATACAATTCGATAAAGAACTTATTGAATGTAACTGTTCTCCGATTTTGGAAGTATCCGAATTATCAGATATCTCTTTTTATGCATATTTTGAAAGTAATTATCACCAACTTGGTAACACGCTTATACTTAATCTATGTAATATTAGTGGAGATATTATTACGGAGATCACGAGAATTGAGCACGCGACAAATCTATATTTAGCATATTTTAATTTCCCTGACTTCGATATTTCAAAATATCTGGCATGTGGAGATTGTTTTCGTATTATGGAAACAAACAAGGATGGCACTAAATGCTATTCTAACATCTTTTCTTATGACAATGAATCTAAGGGTTTACTTGTAAGTTATTACAGCGAGGTTCGCACTTATTTTCCGTTTTATGACGGATATAGATTATATGTTAGGCTTCCTATCGAAATGGCAAACAAAAATCCCAAAACGGAAACAGAAGAATATATTGATGCCAATGGACATATTCATAATCCCTTTAAACTAAGGAGAGATGTTTACGATTTAAACATTAACTATAGTCCGGTAGACTTTCACAAGAAGATACAAGTCATGTTAATGCATGATGTTGTCATTGATGACATTCAGGTGAATGAAACAGGAGATTATCAAATAGATTATGAAGAGTCGATACATGAAGGTGATTCCACATTATATAAAGCATCTACAAAGGTGTCCGAACAAGAAATATTATTAATGCGAAATTATTAAAGGTCAAATGACAATACAAAAACATAAAACAATGAATATGTATGTTATATGCCTCCAATTATAACTCCCGAATTTGTAAGAAATGCCATAAATTACAGACATCCTAATTATACTGCAACTGTAGAGCTTGCTGAAGCGATAAAGATACACGCAGATGGTTTATTTCCCGATAAACTTATAGCCGAACGAAGACCTTCGGAATCTAAGGCTATTTTCGAATATAGGAAAAAGATATATAAGTCGGTAACTAAAAAGGAAATCGGCAAAGTACTAACCGAACTTCAAAAAATAAGACGATCCCAAGACTGGAATATCTCATATAATGATGATGATATTCCTAAAAAAATATCCGGTGATGAAACATTGGAGAGATATTGTGAAGAGAATTACCCAGGCTTTTCATCTTTGACAAATTGGGCATTTTCAGAGCTCCTAAGAAGATATCTGATAGATGCTAACTCTATCATTGCATTGGTTCTAAAAAATATGCCTGCTCAATCGAATGAGTATATTAAACCTATTGTTGAGGTATTCTCATCGGAGCAGGTTCTTGATTATGTAGAAGGTGGCTATGTAGTACTGAAAAGTGCTGATAAAAATGTCTATCGAGCCGGTAATAACAGGATTTACCAAGGAGATATTATTTATATTATTACCATGGAACAGATACTCAGATACAAGCAAGTCACAGGTAAATATGACTTGGAACTCGATTTGGAATATAACCACAATTTAGGATATCTACCGGCTTTTAAGGCAGGCGGTGAGTACAAATGTAGAGTTAATAATGATACGATATATGAAAGCCGTATTCAGTATATGGTACCTGAACTGGATGAAGCTGCTCGGGAGTATTCCGATCTCCAAGCCGAAATAGTCCAGCACATCCATTCTGAGAAGTATTATTATACAAATACCGATTGTCCCGATTGTAACGGTGCCGGTAAACTGAAAAATAAATCTACATGTAGTAAATGTACCGGATCAGGAAGGATCACTAACGTTTCTCCTTATGGTGTTTTCTTGGTAGATATGGCAAAGGCAGGAGAAGCACAAGCCCCAACCCCTCCTATTGGTTATATCTATAAAGACACAAAAATAGCAGAATTACAGGATCAGAGAGTCGATAAGCATCTGTATAAGGCTTTGGCGTCTATCAATATGGAATTCCTATCTAACGTGTCATTAAATCAATCGGGAGTAGCAAAAGAGGTTGACAGAGATGCTCTTAACACGTTTGTAAGTTCGATAGCAGAAGATATAGTAAGGATTTTGGATAATGCTTATAGATTTATATGTGATGTTAGATATTCAGTTATTATTACTGACAAAGAAGCCAGACAGAATCTATTACCAAGAATTGCAGTTCCAGAGAGATTTGATTTGTTAAACTCCAGTTATTTGATGGGTGAGATTCGTGAGGCAAATACAGCTCAGGTTAATCCTGTTGTCAAAAAGAATATGGAAGTCGAATTCATCAGGAAGAGATACAATGCAGATCCGGATAAAGCCGATGAATTACAATGTATATTCGATATGGATCCTTTCTATGGAAATTCACAAGATGAAAAAATGACAATGCTTTCAAATGGAGGTATTACAGAAGTTGATTACGTTATTAGTTGTAACATCGTTCAGTTGGTAAATATAGCCATCAATGAAAATGATAATTTCTTAAGGAAAACATTTAAAGAGAAAAGAGAAATTATTAAAACCTATGCTCAAGCAATAATAGCTGAGAACACACCCCAAAACACCATTAAAGTAGAGCTAAATGGAGAAGGATCTTCAGAAGGTACTGAAGATAATATCTAATGCTCCGGATAACTTTATAGGGCAATTATCCAAAACCGAACAAGAGGTATATAAAAAAATACTTGGAGTAGTTAAGGATTTAGATGTCGATTCATCCGGTAATATTAGAGCGTCAATTGCCAATCTCAAAAAACTGAATGAGATTAAAACGCAGTTGTTTAAAGCTCTACTGTCCAAAGAGTATCTATCTTCAGTTAAAGAGTATGTAAGACAATTTTCTATTGTCGCAAATCTACAGAATCAATCGTTTGATAGCAAAAAACCAATATCGAAGGTTGTTACAAATACGGCCATTGATAATACACTGGAAACTCTGACCGGAAAAGGATATACTGAAACGGTTGTAAGCAAGATAAGAGATGTTATCCGGACATCGGTTACAACAGGAGGTTCTTACAAAGACCTGACACTCAATCTGGAGAAGCTTATAGTTGGAGATGAAAAGCAGAGTCTTATAAAAAAGCAAGTTCAAACTCCTGTTGTTGACGCTTTGAGTATCTTTTCGGCAGAACACACTAAACTGATAACTGCTGATTTAAACTATGAATGGTTTATTTATGTAGGATCCAATAAAACGACTACCAGGGAATTTTGCGAGCACCTCACTGATAAAAAATATGTTCATACATCGGAAATACCGGATATAGTAAACGGCTTAATCGATGGGCATCAATGTAAGCTAGGTAAAGATGGATTACCTCTTGGGATGTTCGAAGATACCACTGCAAATAATTTCCAGGTAAACAGAGGGGGGTATAATTGCGGACATCAATTATACCCGATATCTAAAGAACAAGTTCCGCTTCAATTGAGAATGAGGTTTGAGGATAATATCGGGAAATATGCTAACAAGAATGAATTCGATAGACTAAAGAAAAATCCGGACTATACAAATGTAGAACACAATGATAATGGAGGTGTAAAAGCTACGCACAAAGATCATTCTTTCCATCCGACAAAAGGACATTATGAGAAAGAGGTCCAAGATATATTATATAAGAATGGAGATGTGATTATTTTAGAGAATGAAAAAGGAGAACCCGGTAAAAAGTTTTCCGATGGATATTTGAACGGGGTTAAAACCGATATTAAAGCTGTTGAAGGATCTGGAAAGAATACGATAAAACGCAAATTTCAAGAAGCTCAATCACAAGAAGCAGAATCGGTAATATTGTATTTTCCTGATAAAGAATTATTCTCTATGGAGCGTATAAGTAAAGGACTTGCCATGTTTAAAGGTCAATCGGATTATCAATTCAAAGAAATAGTATTTATAGTTGATGGGAAAGTTTATAGGTATTAGGCAACGAGAAAGCCGCTATAATACGAGACTATAACGGCTGGCACAATGTGGGAGCATAAGCTTTACCCACTTTGTGATACAAATATATAACTCTTTTTACGAGAAAACAAAATAATGAATGCAAATAATAAATCCTAAAAGATTATATAATGATCATAATGATTATATTTGTGATGAATTTTTATAAACAAATTACAGCTATGGCAAAAAGTAAATACATTAAAGTTACAGACGAAAAAGGTAAATCATCTGTAGTTCTTGGAATAAATGAGGCTTTCTATAGATCTCAGAAGTATAAGATAAGTGAACCTACTAAAGAAGAAATTCAAGAGTATTTCCCATCAGTGAGAGATATAGCTCCGAGTGCCAATTCAATCCCTTCAACACCAGAAAAAGTGAATGTTGATTTACACAAAGAGAAAGAGGATCATCTCACTACAAAAAACGATTTGTTAACCGAGAAGCAAGCTCATGCTGATACAGGCAACAAGCTAAAGTTAGAACAAGAAGGTCACGCATCTACTAAGAATGCTCTTGAAGCATTAAACATTGAGTTTGGGAAAGAGAAGCAAGCTCATGCTGATACAGGCAACAAGCTAAAGTTAGAACAAGAAGGTCACGCATCTACTAAGAATGCTCTTGAAGCATTAAACATTGAGTTTGGGAAAGAGAAGCAAGCTCATGCTGATACAAAGCTAGCTCTGGAAAATTTAAAGGACACTCACAAAGCTGAAATTGAAAAGCTTCAATCAGAGCTTAAGAAGAAAGCTTAATTACTAATAATATAATTCATTAAACTATGAAACTAGGAGATTTTCTCAATAACCAGGCAACTAAATTAGGGTTGCAAAACGATCCGGCACTTATTGCCATTTTGTCTAATTCAGATATTGCGAATAAAGAAATCGATGATTCTTTTGCAAAACCTCTGGATAACGGTTTAATGTCACTTGATAGTGCCAAAAACAACTTTGGTCTTAAAAACCATTTTTCAGCGACAATACTAAATGCTGTAGATGCAAAACTATTAGAAGATTTGGAATTGGATGAGGAAACTCTTGCTTCTGTTCAGTCAGAAAAGAGTTCATACAATAAAATTCAACTGGTAAAAACTGCCTTGAAACAGCAAATTGAAAAGCTGAAAACCAGTGGTGATCCGGACAACAAAACAAAGAAAGCAGAAATTGAAAAGCAAATCAAAGAACTAAATGAACAACTTGCTTCTGCAAAACAGCAAAGCGAACAAACGGTAAAAGATTTGCAATCAAAGCATGATAATGAGATCAAGGATTTTATTATCATGAACCATCTTTCCGGGAAACCTTATGCAAATAAGGATTGGACGATTGAAGATAATACCGCTTTTTCCCGTACCCTCATCGAGAATGCATTGAAAGAAAAAGGAGCTGTTATTGTGAAAGATGGAAACAGCTTGAAGTTAAAACAAGCTAATTCTCCGGATCTTGATTATTATCATGATAACAAGCAGATATCTTTTTCTGATTTTGCAGATCAGGTTCTTGCATCTAAGAAGATGTTAGCCGTAAACAACAGCGGAACACCTCCGAATACACCTGCTTCTCTGGTACAAGTACCATCAGGAGGAGCTAAAGTAAATACCTCCCGATTTGATGAAGCTTATACTGAATCAATAGGCGGTCAAGATAATTAATAATTATGGCAATTAATTTAATCGGAATAGCCGAATCTTACAAGAAGAATCTAAGAATCATTGCAGGGGATAATGATCCTCAAACAAAGATTTCCCCTGTTGGGTTCTTACAAATGTTGCTCGAAAACAACATTAAAACCAGAATTGACGAGGTAAAACGCACCGGAACTGGGCATAACCACGAGGTCAAACTTCGTTACATGAAGAGAGGTACAAAAGCTGATGTTACCGACAGGGATGACTGTCTAACACCTCTTAGTCCTATATGGGGTGAAGCTACCATCAACAGGACTTTCTTCTCTAAAATAGGTATCTCTATAAAAGATAGAGAACTGAGAGATTGGGAAACAGAGGCTAGTAAAGGTCTATCTATTGGCGACCCATCCGCCTCTGTATCTAACGCAATGTATCAGACCATGCTGTCAAAATTGCAGGGCATGTTTCAAAAGATCAATGAAAATCTTCTTTTAACTCAATCCACAAAATGGGGTATAAATGCTAAGACTTCTTCGAGTGCACCTCAATCTGTAACGTTTTCAAACGGTATAACTATCGGAGATGGTGTGATGAAGTTGATTAGAGATTTTCAATTCAATGAAATGATTGGAACGCCTCTGATTGTCGGTAACGGATCTGTTATAGATTACAACATGGCTCAAATGCTTAAAGTATCAACCGATTTGCAAGGCTTTGGACGCAATACAACATGGAGGGCATACGAAGATTTAAATTCGATATCTGCTTGGGGTGATAATCATTTTGGCGTTTTTGCTGAAGGTTCAGTTGGATTTGTCGATTTTCAAAAGTACGCTCCCGGTTTTAGCCACGATACAGGCTCATCCATCAAATTCAGATTACCGTTTCCGGTAATGCTATCCGATGGTAGTGTTATTGCTATGACTTTTGACGCTCAACTCGTAAACAATCCTTGTAATGTATATGACGATGATGACAATCTTCTCGTAGAAGAAGGATGGGGCTTTATATTGAGTAAAAGTTATGGACTATTCACAGCTCCCGATGACATGTACCAAAGCACCGACAGGCTGTCGGGCGTGAATGGATCATTCCATTATATAGGTGCTGCTCAGAACGGAACTATTGTAGCTCCTGCTGATGGTTCTATATGGCCTATCACTTAAAAAGTCATTAATGTGGATTGTTTAATTGGTTACATAGGTTTGTCCAGTAGTATTAAGGTATCAGATTCAGGTCTATACCTTAATACTCTTCCTAACATAAATGTTGCATCAGTGAATAAAATTGCTGATGAAGATCAACAAGACTATGTTCAGGTAATGAGTGACATTGAAAGCAGATCGATAAATCGTTTAAGGACGCAATTCATTATTGAGCTGAATAAATGCTTCAGAGTAAGTAAAAGAGATATAGCAGAATGTCTTATTTGCGAGAATAAGGATCTTCTTGCAGTAGCTCTTCAATATCTGATGGGGGCTGAATTGATGATTGAAAGGATCACATCTTCCCGAATCAACAAATACACCACCATCGATAAGATAACCGCTCAAAGATCGAGAATTGAGTTTGAGGAACAGTTTTATTCTGAGTTGCATGTTGCGGTTATTGGGATCGATATCAAGAACTCTGATTGCTTCGAAGATAATCTTCCAGATCATAATAGATTTATAACTTTTGAAGAAACAACACCATGATTGATATATCTATACCATTTTCAGTAGATGCCATTATACTTAATTTGAATTCAATCGATAAAGATGTCATGTTGAGAGAAATTGCGACCAACGTTATGCCTATGATGCGAATTAGAGTACATGTTAATGGTCAAGATTCCGATGGATCTCCTATTGGTACATACTCTAAAGGCTATATGAAGGTTAGAACCGGTAATTATCCGGAAACGGTTGTAAGCAAAGGGAAGAACAAAGGTCAATTCAGAGAAAGGAAGGAACAAGGTCAAGCTGGAGTCTTCACAAAGGGACGCAATCAAGGACAACCAAGACCAACTTACAATAGATCGACAGATAACAATGTTATTCTATCGCTAACTAGGCAGATGGAGCAGTATATGCAGGTTTTTGAAACCGAAAATGGATATGGTATTGGCTATTCCAACGAGCTCAATTACAATAAGGCAATCTGGAATGAAAAAAGATATAAAAAGGCAATCTGGAGTTTAGCAATTGCAGAATTGGATGTGATGAAAGCTATTTCGGAACGATATATAACAGAGAAACTAAATGATTGAGAATATTATAACAAAAATTAATGCAAACATCGGTAACAGGTCCGGTGAATTGTGTGATGTTGAAGTTCCTATTTTATATGGTTTAGCTTTATCTATTCTTGTTAGATCATTAGATGAAGATGAAGATGAAGATCAGATAGCATATCCTGCAATTGTTGACAATGAAGGAGAATGCAAGTATGTATTTGCTGATGATGATTATTCCTTTGGTGTATATCACAGAATCCTAAATAGAAGTTATTCTCAAACAAAAAAAGGGTACGGAGATACTAATTATGACATCGCTACTGATGAAATGATTCTTATATGCTGGGGGTTTCGTGACCTGTTGAAGATGGACTCACTAACTTTCGAAAGTCAGATAATAGTTCCTTCTTTGCCTAAAGAGGCTCTTCTTGTTCAGTCTAATTTCGATCAATTCAGTGTTTTTAACAATGAGTTCAAGAACGTAGTTTATAATCTTATTCCTGAACTATTCTTGTTTTCAATAAAATATAAAGTCCAATATACATTCAATCGTGAATGTGTGGAAATAAGCGAACAAAATAAATGCTAATAATACAATAGGTTATGACAATAGTATATAAAAAATGTGTAGCTGACGGTGGTATTCCAGAATACATGTGTGATCCTTGTGTGAATGCAGAACATGGAAGAGTTCGAAGCGTGGCTTTTATTGACAAATCTTTAAAGGATTTGCTTGAAGCTGTATCCGGAACTCCAGGTACAAAGAATGTCGAATCCAAAACATGGTGGGAAACTCAAATTCAAGCCGGGTTAATTATAGTCGTACCAACAACCAGAGGTACCTATGATGGAGGTACTCCCAATATGGTTACTGGATTTGGTGATAAAAAAGAAATGAAATCGAGCAAGACTCATGTAACAGTCTTCAATGATCCGAATCACACCGGAAACGATGATTTTTATCAATCATTGGAAGATAATGCAGAAAACTTTCTGCTTGCATGGAGAACTGAGTCTGAACTTCGTGTAGCAAACGAAACTTTATCTACTGTAGATGCTAAAGATGCAGTAGAAGAGGATATTGATTCTTTTGTAGTTTGGTCGGTGACATGTACATGGGATCAACGAGGATCGAAAAAGAATGTACCAATCTATAATTTAGGAGAAGTAAAAGATGTATTCTATTGCATAGATGAAGAAGGTTCAACTCCTTAATAAACGCTAATAACCAAAGAAAGGAGCAAAGGCTCCTTTCTTTTTAATCTTCATTTTTATGAACAAATATCAAGGAGAAGATATCGGTTTTTCGATCAAGGTTTGGACTGATAACACTAAAAGTCAGTTATTAGATCTTGATTCTGTAGCTGAAATAATAGTCTACATCTACACTGATGGATGTAAAAAAGCAATGTTTTCAAAAACTATAAAAGAAGGATATATAAAATTATCTAAAGTCTCAAACACTGAATATTCAGCTATACTTGATTCCTCAATCACCAGCTTATTGGCTCCCGGAGCATTGAAGATTGAAATTAATATTGCAGAAACTGAAGCTTCTATTCCAGATGGAAAATGGAACTTAATACAAAGAGCGACTTTTGGAGTCCTCAAAAAATCTTTGATTAAAATTGAAAGCTAATGGCAACTTTAATTAATGCTGTAATTGAAATAACTATAGGTGGAACTGTCATAATTTATGGTGAAGGATCAACGCCTGTAATCACTCAGCAAATTACGCAGCAAACTACAACTACGCCTGCAAATAAAGCTGTTTCTGATGCTTTAGCTAAAAAAGCCGATATTATCAGAGCGGCTGATAGCTACAAAGTAGCTTATTCACCTGATGGAACAATACCTTCGGTCGATCTAACTCCGTATGCAAAAACGACAACAGCAGAAGGAACAGTCGTAAGAACAGTAGATGGCAAAATTCCCATTGTCGATATTTCGGGAAAAGTAGATAAAACGGTTATCTACAATGTTTCCCAAGCCAGCGGAAATTATGCCTATGCAGACAAAACAACTGCTCGCAATGCCGTTACAACAACTTTAAGAGCGTTAGGGCAAATCATAATATATTCATACGGCTCTAATGGATTTGTTTTGATTCCATTCACTAATATTGGTAACTATGTCATTAATGCAGCCACAGGAGTACAGGCAGCAAGTCCAAATCATATTGCCCATTCGGCTGCAATACCCACAGGAACAAAACAGATAGAACTTCAAGTGTTCACCTCGAGCGCAAACGGCGGAGCATTTTTTAACGCATCGAA